GTACGTGCTCGCAACAAGGTACTTCACGAATGAGCCGGAACGGTTGAACGTGCAGCCAACGGTGTACTGGTTCGCGTTCACGCTGGTTTGCACTCTCTCACCAATCCAGAGCACATCCAGTCTACGAGATAGCAGCTCAATGCCGCGCTGCGAGCGGAACATGATTCCGGTTGGAATGGTCACGATACTGTTTACCGAAACGCATCCGATGTCAGCGCTCACCCTCTGTGGAGAAGAGAACTCTGCACCGGAGCCGCCGTTCTCCGGAGGGCCGTCTCCATCAACCACAAAAATGGAATCCTTTTTGAAGATGACGAGCCTACCGTCAAGGCTTGCAATGGCCGTTATTGGGCCGGTGCCTCCGTGAATGAAGAAGCTGAACTGAGGGTTGAACCAGGCGCTCTCCCCGTCCACGAAGAAGCTGCTGTAGTAGACCTTGGAGCCGTACGCATCGGCCACAAACAGCCTGTCACGGTGCTGGCAGACAACGGACGTGCCTGGGGGAGCGTGGCGGTCTAGGGCACCACCAGGGCCAAGCAGTGGCTGCCTGTACATCTCTGGCTGAGACTGCAGAACAGCGTCTGTCATGATGTCATTCATGAACAGGTTGGGAAGCGTCTGGTCAATTACCTGGACGCCAGGAGGAAGTGTTGACCCGTCGGTCGGCACCTGTGAGGAGCCGCACAGGTATAGTCTCTTTCCTCCAACAACGGTCCTGTAAACCTCAACCTGTACCTGATAGTCCGCGCTTCTTCCTGACTCTCTAGCGGTCATGTGGCAGGCGAGAATGTTGACCTCAATCTCCTCTGAACCTGGTGCAACCGTAATGGAGTACGGACCAAACGTTCTGCTGAGCGCAACGTTTCCGGATGAGTCAAGGTGTCTGTACACTACAACATAGTTGTGCAGGCCAGGGTCAACGCCACCGGCAAGAGCCACTGCGGTGAAGTCTGCAAGCGGGTAGTCAACCATCCCGCATTCAAAAGCCCTATCAGCATCATACTGCTGAGTGCTTCCGGCTGACGTAACAAGCTCGCTGCCAAACGCTGCGGTGGACCAGCACATGTTAGGGTCGTTGATTCTTAGCTCATGGATACCGGCAATGCCCGAGCGCTGGCTTGGGTTGTTTGGTGTAACAAGAGTAAGGTTTACGCCGTCAGCACTGAGCGCCCTGTATCTTAGTGAGTCTGAGGAGAAGAACGGGGCCTCGTACAGAAGTGGAGTGGTTACCCTGTATGCGTTGTAAAGCTCAAGGCTAGCAACTGGCCTAAACGTATTAAGCTCCGCGGCCAGCGCACCAATAGATGTGGATGTTGGGTCGGAGATGCACGCAAGAACATGTGGCGCAAGCGTGGCAGGGGTGTGGTTCACCGTGTCCGCCGTGTCGGACTTCACGAGGTGCTGATAGAACTCCCTAGAGCCGGACATGTACAGCGGCTTGCCGAATACCTCCCATCCGAAAACCTCGGAAGACAGGGTTGGGGGCGTTGACGCGAGGATGTCGGCGGAATAGTAGACTCTAACCTTCCTAGTGGTGGTGCTACCAAGGTTGTGAGATGTGCTTTCGGACAGGTAAAGAGAAACACCGGCAGCGGTGGAGCCGATTGCAATGTCAGCGCGCGCGGAGTTGATGGCTCCGCCAACGGCAGAGATTGCGGTAACTACTGTTCCTGGGGTAATGGCAGCATAAACCGCAAAGTCCGAACCGCTCGGACCGCTTCCGAACGCTGCTAGGTAGGTTGCGGAGACTGAGATGCTCCTAATTTCAACCCATCCGTCAGCAACAAGGTCGTACTCGGTGTACGCTCCGGCGTTCGTGAGCGTGTCAATATGGGTTCCCCAAGACACGAGTGACGTTCCGTTCACCTCGTCAGTGGCAATGTCGGTAATTGGGTCACCGGCAAACGCTGCGGGTCCGGTGTACGTAAACCCGGTAGCATCGTCTGGCCACTTCGCCCAGGAGTCGTGGACGAAACTTTTGATGATTCCAGCTGCGTACGCGTGGCAGTGGAAGTATCTGTCTCCCACGAATGCCATCTTGATGCCGGCAGAACCGGCTCCCGCGAATCCACCAGCATCGGTTGGAACGTCGTACTTGGCAATCAGCTGCCCGTTGCTGTAGATGGCCAGTGCAATCGTGAGGTCGCCATTGGTGCCCCTGGGAGACTCGTAGGCAACAGCCGTGTACACGCTGCTGCTGGCAACACCAAACACGCGCTGCCCGTCCTTCAGCGGCCTAACGGACGAGCTGACGATGTTGCGGGAGCGAATGCTGAACTCGCAAATCTTGGACTTCTTGCGAGGGTACTGGGAGAACTTGTCGTACTCGTAAAGAGAGCATCCATCACCGGTGGAATTGGTGGATACGATGCACAGGTTTCCGGTGGTGGACTGGAAGATTTTCTTCGGCCTGTTGATACCGTTGTTGTCCTGGTCGGTGTAGCCATTGATGATAAGTCCGGGACGCTTGGTGAAGCATCCGGCCTGGTCCTGCACAAGGTTCTCGCAGGCAACAAGCTCAGTGTCGCCAAGAAGCTCCTCGCGAACTCCCTGGTTGACGCCCTTTGCCAGCTGTAGCGGAACTAGCGTTTTCTCAAGAACCTGCGGGCCCTGCTGTGCCATTAGAGAACTCCGAACTGGGATTTCTCAACGCGGATAACGGCCTTGCCTTCGTACGCGCTGAAGATTGTGATTGAGTTGTTATCGGATGCCGACCTGTACATGGACATGCCCATTGGAGAAACGCCATTCTCTCCAGCAGCCCAATCCGTTACCCACCACCGAACCGGGCAACCGAATCCATGCTGCAGCGTCTCTGAGGAGCCGGTGGAGAACTGAACCTCAAACTCAACTGACTCCGGTGGCGAGTTTGCCTCAAGAGTCTGCACACGAGCGGACAGGTCCTTAACAACCCTGACAAGCTCCGCCGTGTCCTTGTCGTCCATGGAATTGGCGGACGACTGGCCAGTGAGCTGGCGAGAGGTGCTTACCTGTCTACCGGTTACGTCAAAAAACCTCATAGGCCGATGATACCGTCATTGCGGTAAATCTCAATGTTGTCACCAACAACATCGTACATGTGAACGGCAGCGTTGTATGACAGGAGACCGTATCTCCACTGTCTCTGCCACTGCGTCTTGCGCTCAACAATTCTACGTGGCTCATTGTTGTCGCGCTTGGCCATCATGGCCATACGTGCCTCCTGGCGGGCCTTCTCCTTCTCGTATGGAGACTGGTCCTCTTCCTTCTTGGCCTTCACGTAGATGGCAGCGCAGGCAAGCGTATGGGCCTCGTAGCCGTTGATGCCGTCCACCACGTCAGTGCCAGCCGAAATCTTTGCGGCGTACGGTAGGTAGCTTGCGCGTAGCTGGATACCGGAAGCGTCTGGGGTAGCAAGGATGAAGGACGACTCTCTGACCACCCTGCGAAGCGGAACCCACTTTCCAGCAACCTGGGCCTGGATGGAGATGAGCTTGTAGAAGTCTCCTGCCGGAAACACGGTGGTCAGTGGATAGTCGGACTGCCCGGACACCGTTGCGAACGTGACCTTCTTGGTAAGGAACTCTCCGGCTCCGTACTGAATGAGCTTGTCAATGGTCTCGGACTGACCGGCAGACAGGTACTCAAACATCTCAACATGAGACAGGTGAGTGTCATTCTCGGTGTCCGTCATCTTTCGGAGACGGCTCTCCAGTTCTGCTGCCGTAAAAGTCCTGGGCAAGATTCACCAATAAAAGTGGCACCGACCTATGGCGGAGTCAGTGCCGGTAGACCCTCCGCAGGGTATTCTGTTGCGGTTAGTAGCCGCAGGCAGTGAAGAACTTCTTCAAAGCCCGAGCTTTTGCTTCAGCCGTGTCAGCCTTCATGAACAGCTTCATGGCAGAGATTTCCGCCATATCAGAGGAAGGCTTGCTCTCCGGCATGTCATCCTCTTCATCGTCCATCGGAACGGACTTCAGTTTGGACAGTTCGTCAGAGAGCTTGCTCATTACACGCTACCCCACTCAAACTCAAGCATGAGGGTTGCCGTGGTAAGCAGGTCAACTGCAGCCCCGGCGTCGGTATACGTCTCAAGCTGAATGGTTCTGGCGGAAGGCGAGTAGCTGGCCATGACGAGTCTGGCTAGGACGTTTGCCCCTGCGGAGACTGGCATAACCTGAGCGCTCGCCCACTTGATGACTCCACCCTGCGTATCGTTGAACGTCACAAGGTATCTGCCGGTTGCGGCGTTGTAGGTCACAGAGCGAACGTTGTCGCCGTAGACCCTCGTGCAGTTAGCAGCGGCCCCACCGCCAAGGAACCTTGCGGTGTCCCTGACGGTTTTCCCATTTCGGGAGCTGGAGCCCAGGTTGCTAGAGGCCGGGATAGGCATTAGGCACCGAAGTTCTGGAGGTAAACGTGCGGACCGGGGTTCTTGCAGCGCGTGTTACCGTAGCTCACGAAGCGGACTTCGTAGGCGTCGGCGTTGCTAAGGCGCTGGAACTTCAGACCGTCAAGCTCGCCAAGGTGCGGCCAAGCGCCAAGGGACTTGATGCTGAACTCGTCCAGCTTCAGGAGGTAAGCGCGGTTACGCTTCATGAATGGGTCGCCAAGGATTTCAATCGGGCCGTTATCGCCCTCAATCGTGACCTTGCTGAATCCGTGCACGCCAGCAGTGCTGCCGGGGCGCTCGTACTCAATCTTGCCACCAAGGGACTTCTTCATCGCAGCAACCTCAATGTTGTTCGCGATAAGAACAGTCGGGGTTCCGATGCCCTGGAAGCCAGCCTGCGCAGAGGCGTCAACCACCGCGTCCTCCATCGCCCAACCGGTGTAGTCCACGGACTGACCAGCAAGACGAACGGGGTCCTGGTTTCTGTTGAGACCAAGAAGGGTTCCGGGGGTGGCTCCGCCGACCACGTAGGACGGGATGCCGAGGATGACGGCGTTGTTCGCCCCACCAACGGACTGGTCGCCCGAGCGAACGAAGTAGTCGGTAGCCGTAACGTCGGTAATGAGGGTGTTGAGGTTGGCCGAGAACGTCAGGGTTCCCGAGCGTCTGTTGATGCCAGTCACTCTCGCGCGAGCCGCACCACCAACGCGAAGCGTGGGGGAAAGACCGGTCGTGGAAACCGCTCTGAGCGTCATGTTCAGCTCAAAGTAGTTCATGTTGGTACCAGCGGCCATGGTGATGGTCGTGGCCGCCACGGCAGAGGCTAGCTGGCCGAGAACACCGTCACCGTCACCCCACAGGTACGTGGACGTGACAGCCAGCTCGGTGCTGGCGATTCCCTTGGTCTCATTCTCCCAAAGGTCAACCATTGCACCCTCGGTCTTCACGGCAGCCTCAGCAGCCTCGCCAGTGATTCTGGCGACACCGTAGTGGCTCACGCGGGTCAACGCGAAGCGCAGGTAGTTACCCTGGAAGACGTTGGACTGAGCCTCTGCAAGGTCACCAGAGCTACCCTGCGGGTAAGCGTTCTGGATGGGGACGTACATCAGCTCGCCGACGAAGTCTTTCTCCTTCTTCAGGCGGTTGAGGGTCACAAAGGACTTCTGGATGGAAGCCGGGATTTCGCCATTAGGGTACAGAACCTTAAGGGCTGCCTGGGAGGCGGCAATAGTTGCGGTCATTTACGTATGTTCCTAAGAAAAAGTTAAGTTAAGTTAAGTGGTTATGCCGGTTTACGGCGTGATTCGGACGCTTTGATAGCGGCACTAACCGCTGCTCTAGCTGCCATTCTTCGCTCTTCGTCACTGAGGTCATCAGCCACCGGCGTAGAGAGCGTTCTTCGCTCCTGCGATGTCTGCGTGTTCAGCGTTCTTGGTCCGCTACTTACCTGAGCCGGAACCTTGGCGGTGTTGGCACTCTTCTTGCGTGCAAACTCAGTGTAGCGCTTCGCTGCCTGCTCTTCAAGATATTCTGCAATTTCTTTTAGAGAGGCCTCTTTTCCTGTTAGGTCACGGTACTCACGAGCAACACGGTCGCCCTCGGACACAAGCTGGTCCTCCGTATATAGAGCACGCGCGTGGGGAGCAGCCTCCTCGGAGACAAGGGACTTGAACTCAGAGATTACGCTCTCGCGGTGCTGGCGAACCTTCGCGGTCTCAAGGGAACGAATGTACTCCTCACGCTGTTTCTCCTGCTCCGTCTTCCAGTTCTTCAGCTCGTCCAGCTCTGCCTGTCTGCGCTTCTCTTCGCGCATCTTGGCGGCCTCTGGAGTGCCCTCGGTAGCCAGTCCATAGATGAACTCCTCCGGGTCAAGACCAAGAGCCTTCAGTGCCTTAGCGGGGTCCTTCTTTAGCTCGGCAAGGGCGTCTGCCTGAGCCTTCAGGCTGCGATGGTAAGCCGCCAGCTGCTGCTTCTCGCGCTCAATCTCGGAGCGCATGTTGTCCACTTCAGCCATGGCCTCACGGCGCTTGGCCTGAAGCTTCTCGCGCTGACGTAGGGCCTTGGCAAGGTTCACCTCGTCAGGGTCAACGTCTTCGTCTTCCTGCTTCGCCTCAGCAGTCGGAGCCTCTTTAGCTGGATCGTCGTCTAGGGCTCCAATGGCCTCCAGGTCCCGACGCATCTTCGCGTTAGGGTCGTGTTTCGCAAGCGCTTCATCAGCGCTCTCAGCATCATCCACGGACTGGCCGGCAAGCTCGGCCTTGTAAGCCTCAAGCATTGCCTCTCTCTCATTACCACCATCAGAACCGCCTTCGGCAGTCTCATTCTCTACAGTCATTCATTCACCTCACAGGTTGCTTCAATTTTAGAAAGGCATTTGCCCACCTGGACCACCAGGAGGCATACCTTCAGGGATTTGGCCAGGCATGTCTCCTGGCGGCAGTGGCATAGGCGGCGGAGGCGCTGGCGGCATGCCCATCTCAGGGCCCGGCATAGCCATACCGTCAATGAGTTGATTATCGGGAGCCGGTGGCTTCTGCAGTGCATCAATGTCCTCCAGGAACTTCACGAGCATGTCGTAAACTTCGTCGTCGTAGTCATCTCGTACACGGTACAGGCTGATGTAGTTCAGCGTGATTACCCGTGCCTCCACAAGGTCATCCCACGGCATTGGGGCCAGGTATCGCTTCTTGCGTACGATGGTGGTGAGCGTCTTGCGAATGATGTCAGCCGGAGCACTGGCCAGGTCATCCGACTGGGCAAGGTCTGGAACCTCAAGAAGTCCACGCATGTTGTTCGGAATCTGAGACACCTTGGACAGCGCATCCACCTTGCCGGCAAACGTCTGCGGGAGACCGCTTGCAGACTGCACGAACAGGACCATGTTCTTGCGGTCCATGTTGATTTCGGAGAAGTTCAGCTTGGTGAAGCTGGTCTTCATCTTGGTACCGGTCGGGGCTCTGGCCACAACGTCCTTACCGGAAGCACGAAGCTCCTCAGCCTCATCCAGAATCACCTCAGCAAGCTCAATCATGGCCTGCTCGTACTGCTCGTGATTCATGGCGTGACGAGCTGCACCCTGGTCAACCATTCGCTCTAGGAACGGCGAACCCACGTCTCTCATTTGCGCAGGAAGGCCACCGGTGGACTCAAACTGGCTGATGCCCAGGGTTCCACGCATGCGCTCAGGCATGCCGTTACGCTCAGCGTAGGCGTCGGGGGTAATGGGTGTTGGGTTCCACTCCCTCACGGACGAGCTTGGGTCCATCTTAGTCAGCAGGACCGCGCCCTCTACGTCATCAATGTGCTGAGGAACGATTCCGCTGTCCTCCCTCACAATGATTCTCGGCACACCCAGAAGGTCATGTGCTCTATCAATGCGCTTCACCATCTTGGTAAGCGTACGCTGCAGCGGAAGGAGTCTCTTCACGGCAGACTCGCCGTAGTACCCTCCGAGAGACAGGTTGAACTTCATCTTCACCAGCGGAAAGCGCTTGCGCTTGTACTCGCGGTCAATCAGCGTGCAGTTCTTGATGGTGACGCAGTAGCGGCCGTTCTTGCCTGAGCTGTCGGGAAGGTGCCAGGTCTCCCATACGGTGACCATGTCTCCACGGTGCTCTGGAACGCCCGCACGAACGTCGTCGTCATCGTTACCTGGAGCGTTGGCGATGGCCTCAAAGCGCTCCTCAGCCGTACCGAACAGTCCGTCGTCTTCCTTCCCGTACTCTTCCAGCAGAAGGAATCGGTCAATGTTGGTCTTTACGTGAATGCTTCTTGGGTTGCCGTGGCGGGCTTCCAGGCGGTCCACGAACACGTTTCTCGGGGTGGCTCTGGAGACGGTAATTCGGTACTCACCGTCGTCCTCGCAGGAGCCCACGCGCAGGAATCCAGTGCCATATACAAGCATGTCGGCTCCAGACTCTGGGACTGCTACGGCATGCACCTTTGCGTCACGGAAGATACCTTCCATCCAACGGCTAGCAGCAATGCCTCTCTCGTGCTCCTCAAAGTCTGCCTCGGACGTACTGAACGCCGGAACTACCTTGGTCTTGAACAGCTGCGCATGTAGCGTTTCAATACTGTTCGCCAGCTCGTTCTGCTCAATCTCTTCCGAGAAGGCAGACACGTCGGTATCAGGCTCCCCGAGCTGCGACATGTCCACGCCGTACTCCATGGCGTAGATTCTGTACGCCTCGTAACGGTTGGCCTGGTCGTCTCTAATCTGAGCGATGAGGGGCTGGATAACCTCGTGCGGCTTCTTGTTGTACGCTGCCGCATTCCAGAACTGAGCTGTCTGCCATTCTGGACGAGTCTTTTGTGCTCGGCTTTTTGCCATGCACAATCTATGCCACTAGCCAGTTCGCGAATCAAGAACTTTGGAAAGGTCCCTTGACAATTGCTCAGCCAGACCGGTCTTGGTCTTGGCCAGTTCCAGAAGCGATTTTGCTATCTCAAGAGCATGAAACGCCAGTTTTTCAGCATTTCTTGCGTCTTCAATGGCAAAAACAAGCTCTGCGCGCATATGCTGAACAGCAAAATACTCATCTTCGCAGCGCTCCCACGAATCCGGCGTCTCTGCGCTGCTTTGCGGACATTCTGGCGAGTGTTTTTCGCTCAAGCTGCTTGACGTAGTCTCTGTTTGCTGAGGCGAGGTGTTCTCTTTCACGGCGCTCCCACTCCTGCTTCCATTCATTGGTGCCTGGCTCGTATGCAATCTGCAGCCCCTTCACCGAAGCGTATGTAAGGTCGTGTACGCATAGCACCCACGCGCTCACAAGGTCTCCGTGACCCATTCCTTTGCGTCTTGGGATGCTGATTGACAGCAGTCCACCCTGTACCGGACGAGACTTTACCGAAAGTAGCTGGGCCTTGAACCGCTTGTTCTCTGGAATAACGCATCTTCCCTCGGTTAGCTGGCTTTTCGTCCTGGCAAACGTGTCGTGCTTACCCGAGACACCACCAGGGGCCTCACGGACGCTGATTCCTTCAGCTGCCAGGAACTCTCTCATGGCCTCTCGGTAGTGGCCGTCAGTGATAAGGGAAGTGACTCCAAAGCGCTTCATTCGTGCGGAGAACTGCTTCACAACCTCGGAGGGCTTCAGAGGCTTGCCCTTCTCCGGCTGCAGCTCAAGCATGTCTGCCACCACGTACTTCTTGCCATCGTAGGTGGCGATGACAAGGGCCGAAGAGTCGGACTTGAAGCCAAAGTCGGCCGCAGCCACGTAACGCTGTAGGTTGTTGTTGTGGGCTGGAAGCGTAAGGTCTGGCACGGTGCAGCTGGTCACGCTGACGGCGTCAAAGAACATTCCGCCAACCATGGCGTCCCGCTCGCAGAAGAACTCACGACGGGCGTTCTCCGGGTCTGACTCCATCTCCTGCCTGACAAGCTCCAGGGTCTCTTGGTCGTCACGTACGAGCGTTGTCGGGGCAATCATGGCCAGGGCAGTGTCCGGTCTCCCGAAGTTCTTCTCCAGGTCCTCTGCCATCATGTTCTCGGTTGGCCATGGCGTGGAGATAAGCATTCCAACGCCGCCGTAAATGAGCCTTGGCTTCAGCGCTCGGTAGATTTCCCTATCGTTCACCGCGTACTCGCCAGAGTCGCCAGAGTTGAAGAACTCTGCCTCGTCCAGGATGAAGCTGATGATGGTTCTACCACGGGCGCTTACGCCACCCTTGCTGGCGGCAACGGCCTGAATCATCACCAGGCGCCTGTCTGACGGCCTACGAATGGTGATGGAGAACTTGTCCTCAGCGGTCACCAGGGCGTTCAGGTGCTGGTTGTTGCGAATCATCTCGCGAGACATCCCAATGGACAGCTTGGCCGTCTCCTTATCGGGAGCAATCACGAAAACACGTGGAACGTCACCGGGTCCGCACCTACGAAGGTCTGCGGTCACTGCCTTGTAGATTCCAAAGGCAGAACATAGAGTAGTTTTGCCGCTTCCACGACCAAGTGAGAGCACAATTTTTCTTCTGTGCTTCTTCAGGATTTTGACAGTCTCGTCAAACCCTAGCATCTCCTTTGCAATCGGAATTAACCCGATAGGGAGGTCTGACAGCTGCTCGCCACCAAAGGCAATCCTGGCAATCACTTCCTGACCATTGGTCAGTGTGAGCCCTAGAATCTCCTGGCAGAACTCATGAAACCGTATTGACATATACGGTTGTATACCACACTTTGCTCACGAGGCAGGATTCGGACCTGCATAACCATGGTTAACAGCCATGTGCACTACCATTGTGCTACCCGTGAAGGTTGCTTCCCGACCCAAGTTGACGAACACCGACCAGGGTGTTCCGTCCGGAAGTGAGGTGTGGACTTTCCCACCAGTCATCAGGTCCCGGCATTGCTTTCGCCATGCTTTCTACTTGGTCACCCAAGTGAGCTTCGGCCTTCGGTCAGTGATGTAGGATTTGAACCTACGCAACCCGCTTCCAAAGCGGGGACTCTACCAGGCTGAGCTAATCACTGTTGCGATTGCATGGGCACAACTAGGTTTCCCGTGCAATCAGTACCGCAAGTAGGATTTGAACCTACACTGTACACGTTCTAAGCGTGCTGTCTCCTGCCATTGGACTACTGCGGCTTGGCCACTTTTGTGGCGGTGGGTCGTCCTGGTAACGCTCCAGGCGGGCACATTGTACGACTGCTTTACAGGCAGCCCCGCCTCTTTAGCGGACTACCGACCCATTAGTATCCTGTCTCTCCAGGCTGCCACGCTAGAATCGCATAGTGCAGACTCGCGTTTAATCTGCTCCATACTGCGTTATTGGGTAAAGCACCACCCCAAGGAATTGAACCCTGCTCACTGGTTTTGGAGGCCAGTTAACGCCCAGCGTCGGATGATATTGGTGGCCGTCTCTCCGAGCTGTCAAGCTTTTAGTGAAGCTTTTAACATCCAGGATTGGGTACCTGGAACTTCTTTTACATCAGCCCGTTTTCTTTTGCGTACGCTTCTAGCCAGTCAGGAATGTCTTTGTCTACCCTAACTGCTGTTGGGGTCTTGTCAACTCCCTGCGTCTGATTTTTGATTTGCTGAGAAAGTGCGTCAGCTTCCGCTTTCAGCTGTTCGTACGTTTTCTTTGGCGGAGGCTTTGGGCGAGCTTGCTTCGGGTCAGCCGGTAGAGGTTGAACCTGGGTGCCTCCCATCCCTGGCGTATACAGTCTAGGGTCACGCCTTGGACCGGTCTGACCAACTGGGTTTCCGTTGTGGTCAAGATACACCTGACCCATCTGGTTCATTCTGATTCTCTCAGAAATGTCCTCAGGGTCACCCGGCTGCGGGTACATGTTCACAACGCCAGTGTAGTCTGCCATGTGGCTATTCTACTTCTTTGGCCTAGACGGGTCAAACACCTTGACGCTTCTCAGTGCCCAGCCAATCTGCTCGTCACGGGCGTCCTGGGAAAGTCCGCTAGGAATGGACACCTTCACGGAATCCTCAAATTCTGGGTCTGACGGCTCAGGGAAAGCCTTGTGGGTGCACTTCACACGAATCTCAAGGCGAGCTGAGCCCTCGTCAACCAGCTCCACGGAATGCGGCTGCTTGCCGCACGTCATGCAGATGGGCCAATTTGGCACCGCTCGCGCCCCAGGTGTCCAGATTCCCCTCTTTTCATAGAGCCTGTCCTTTAGACCCTGCTCACGAATCTGTTCAAGCCAGTCTACCCGTCTCATAGACACTCCTTTCTAGTCCGGCCCAGTGTAGCATCACGTACAGAAGCACTGCCTCTGCGTAGGAGGCGTCAGATGGCTTGTCCAGCCCAAGCTCTGCAGCCCTGATGAACGGAAGAAGAACCCCCGCCCTTCTCATCCTGCCGCCTTCAGCTGTACAACCTTGTCTTCCGGCTGAATTGAAATAACCGCAGACAGCGGCACAAGGAACGTCTTCGGTTCATCCGAGCCAGGCTGCTTGCCGGTGATACCAACCAGACCACGGTACAGTCCGCCAGTGTACACGGTGATGGTTACGCTGTTGTTCTGCTTGGTGTTGATGCCCTTCATTCCGGTTCCGAAGAGAGAGACGTTGTCGGAGAACGTCACCGCCTTCGCCTGGAAGCTATTTTCCTGCTTTTCTGTGCTTGCCATTTTCGTCTACCTCAGTGTTGAATCCGCGCAGAATAGCGCAAACCATCTTGTTTGTTGGAGTAAGCCCGGTTCCGGTCTTTGGAACCGGTGTGAATGTCCACGACTTCCGAAGGAGCCACTTCTGGTTCTGTCGGTGACCTGGCTTCAGGATTTTGCTGATGTGCATGAAGGCAAGCGCCAGAGCGTCTAGGCCCTGGCGAGGCGTCATCTCTACAAGTTGATACTGCAGTTCGTCTCTCATTTTCATGCTCCTACTGACGCCGCTAGCGTCGGGTCAAACTTCCATCCTTCGGGCTGGTGCCTGTTGGGCCACGGAAAAGCGTGAGTGAGGTTCTGTCCGAAGAGCTTTTCCGAGATTTCTGTTCCGATTCTGTGCCCTCTGATTTCTGGACGTACATACACATAGTACAGGAAGCATCCGCGACCGCACGCCCAAGCGTGAACCGTGTACCCATCCTCAGACATAAGTCCATAAGCGTTACCATTATCCAGAATCCTTTCCACTGCGTCCGGTAATGAGTCCAAGGAGGTCCTTTGGCTCAGGCCACACGTCATCTTCCTCAGTTTCGCCTGAGCCGACCGAATCCACGTTGCCAGCACCAAGTTGCGGTGCTCGGAAGTAATTGGCTTCAGTTGGAGGGTGACGCCAGCCAAACTGCAAGATGTATCCGAATGCCATTCCAAAGTTTTTTGCACGTCGGTGCTCCTCTTCGCTTGTCACTTGAACTCCCTCGGTACGGGACCCTTGAATCCCTTTTTCTTCCACCGCAGGAAGCGCTGCCGCTCCCTATCCTTGAAACCTGCGTAGTTTTCGGAAATCTTTTCTGCCGCGTCTCCTACCGGAAGGCTTGCCAGTGCCTCCCATGTACTTAGGCCCCCGGTGATTGTCAGAACTAGGTCTGGCTTCAGTCCGGGGCTTGTGGGTTTTACCGATATGGAGTGCGGAATGTCCAGGGTTTTCAGTGCCACCTTCAGCCTTGCGATGATGTCACCGTGAGGAGAGATGAAGCTTGTGTACCGGAACCCTGTCTTGGAATATCTAGGCACCATTCCGATGATGTCAATGCATGCCGCTACGTATCCACGAGCTTCAGCCTTGCCGAACTTGGAGCCGAGAGTTTCCTCTAGCCCTCCGCCTACAGCCAGAGCAAAGCATCTCGGGTGCCACATGTCACAGCCAGGTTCGTATCTGCCACCAGCAAACACGCTGGAGCCAGGCTTGCCACAGTGTGAGCACTGTAGTAGTTGGTCGGATGGTGTGGTTCCGTCTAGTTGGTCGGTCATTTATTCTCCTTCCTGCGCACGGGCGAGCTGCGCGGCGAGGGCGTCGCGCTCGGCAGTCATTGCGTCCAGCTTGTGCTCTGCGTTCACCGCGTCCGTGCGGTATTCCTCACACTTCTCGGTGAGCTTTTTCACGAGACCAAGATTGTAGTCACGCCCTTGCCGTTCATCTTCAACGATGGACTTGAGCTTCTCAACCTCGGCGCGGAGCTTGGCAATGGTTGGATTGCTTGGAACGATGCGAACCACTCTAAGATGGGGGTCCTTTCCGGCGGTAATGTACGCATGGTCTCGCATAAATACGCGAGCATGTGTCCTGTCCGTAAAGACCCAACCGGTACCCATGAGCGTTACGTATCGTTCTCCGCCAACCTCGCGAACCAGATATCGTTCTTCCATCATGTTCCAGGTGCCGTCCTTCCTTCAAAGTATTCGTACTGCTCGTCATGAGGCGGTAGATGCATCAATAGCCCGCTGTTTGCTGGTGCAGTGTGTGATTGCTTACACTGGATTAGGAATCCAACCAGCTTTCTGAAAGCGTCTTTCCGGTTGTTGCCGTAGATTCTCAGGTTGCCCCATGCGTAGCGTTTCAAGTGTGACCCGCCCATCCGATGGAGTGCTTCACTCCAGTTTGCTTTGTAAGCTCCCTGGCCAATGCCTGAGCGCTCTCCCGCTTACCTTCCACAATCTCCCCAGACTTCACGTCCCGGGAAGGACCTACGTACCACTTGTCTTTGGTCTGGTACGGCTTACGAACGAACTCGTGCTTGTCAATCACTTGGTAGCCTCACTCAGTAGGAAACCGATTACATGCCCAGTTACAGCTGCAGCTACACCAATGATGCAGCCTGCCATGATGCCCTTGTACAGCTCACTCATCGTCTTTCAGCTCAATGGTTTCTGTTTTCTGGAACTTGCCAGCCAGGTTCTTGGCTGCGTCTACGTAAGGTTTGGACATCTTTTCGTAACTAGTCAACCCCGAGGCCACTGCGTTTGCGTACGAATTTCCGATTTTCGTAGACCTTACGGCACCTTCAATGGCTGCATTATTTTTCTTCTGGTCCATCAGCCGCTCTACCGTGGGGTAGTGCTTGGTTGTTGGCGGAAGTTCAGCGTTGTTGGCGCCCGGAACCACCTGGTTCATGCGAGCGTAAACCTCGCGAGCTGCAGCGATTAGCTTGTCCCTGAAGTCACCCATCACTCGTCATCCTCGTCCTGGTCATCTCCAGATTCTAGCAGGCGAGCTGGTTCAGTGGGAGGTCTGCCTCTCTCTCTTTCCCATGGCAGAGGCCCAGCTGCAGCCTTAGCTCTGGACAGGCTCAGTTCTCTACCGGCCTGCTCCCAAGCCGCCTGCTCCGACTGTCTGGCGTCCGTAGCAAGCTTGCTAGCGAGCTTTGCTAGCTCGGGTACACCAGTGATAGCGAACTGAGTGAAGAGGTGTCTGGAGGCAGCCAGCTGCATGGAAGCGCTATTCAGCATGTTCATCACACCGGCAGACAGCTCGGTTCCGAACTGCTCACGAAGCTCCCTCTCTCTGGCGACCTTGAAGCGCTTGGCGGAGACAATGGACGGCTTCATCTCAGAGGATTCAGTTACCTCTCGGCTGATACCGTACGTCAGTCCACGGGAGCGCCTGGTGGCCTTCACAATGGCCTCTGTAACGTTGTCGTATTTCTCCTTCACAGCTCGTCTCCGTTCTCTTGTGGGTGAAGGTGCTCCGCTATCTCACCTTTACATCTGTTTAGCCCAGCACGCACACAGTATGCGGTAAATGGTGCCGACATGTTCTCTGCGAACAGCCTCCCAATCCAGTCCGCCCAGTCAGCGTCATCCGGACATGTCTCTTCAACAACGTCTTCCCACCCAATACTAAACATGGTGCTTCGCATGGCATTCATCCTGACCATTCCGGTACCGTTTGCAACAAATACCTGCACACCCACATGTCGGAGAAAAGTGAATCTACCCTCTATCTATTTTTGGCGAAATATGGTACAATCTAATTCTGTTGTGATGACGAGCACTTGGTTCCCTCTGCTCCGGTCTCTCTCCAAAAAATAAAGAGAACTGCTCAACACGACCTTCGCGGCGGTAACCAAGTTTACCATAGCTGCAGTCCCATAGCAGTTCTAACGAATCCGAGCTGAGTAACTCTGGTACCAACCAGTAGTGTGTTCTGATTCTGGTATGCCCACACTTCAGCACAGTGTGGTTTTTTTATGTCCACTCTAGAAAGAGTCAGACATACTTTTTCCTGGTACACCGGTGTAGCTGAACTCTTGGGTGTTCAGGATATTTTGGTGATTTTCCTGTGTGCTGGGTCCCCTTCGGGGCAAAAACCATGCCAGCCTGGGGGTAACAGCCCCACTGTAATCCACTCATACTGTATCCGCTGCCACCATAATCCAGTGCTGACGGAACTGATTGGCACGGTTCTTGACTGGCATGACTCTTGCCGCTACGCAAAAAGTACTGGCACGGTCTATGCAAGGGTAGAAAAAACTCTGGCACGGCTGCTGCAGATAGCAACTACCATGCCAGAGAATACCCCAATGATATCAAGTACTTAGAATGTTGGCATAAGACTTGCTTTTGTGTGCAAATTGCCTACATGCAAAGTTTTCATTGGCATGAGGATTGCAGGCGCACACAATGTAGGCCTGCAATCCCACAGTGTGGGTCTACATCTTCTTGTTCACGATAGCCACACACACTGCGTGTGTCAGTGCGTCAATGTCCGACATTAGGATACCGTGTAGGATAGCGGCATCAATCTTCCGGCCGCAGGGCCAGTTGCCTTCCTTTCGGTTGGATGCAACGAACGGGTCAATCTCGGAAAGGGAGACGTTGGCAGTGATTGAGACGATGGGGGTGCGCTTGGACATGCAAGAGAGTATTGCAGTATCGGTGCCACGCATTGGGCCTCCGTAACTACGCGGAATCATTGGAACGCTACAATGGCCATATGACACGAATGTCCTGGTTGGCCTGACATTCATGTCATAGCCCTTGTTTTCAGCGGGTTTTTGCTATGACTTGCATGTCGCTGCTATGCAAAGAGTAGCGGGCTCCGGGAAGGACTGAACGCGCGGTAAGTGTGCGCATGTTCAGTGCTTTCCCGGAACCGCTAGCGGGCGCTTGGGGAGCGCTTGCCCATTGCTGGCGCTAGGAGCCATTCTGGCGCGTTTTCGTGCCTCATGGCTATGCTCACCCTACCCCCCTGCGTCAAACCGTTTTGCTTGTTTTTGGCTCTATTCCTATTCGGGCGAACGGTAGAATGACGCACCGCGCATCAGGGGCCGGCACTGGTAGCCCGTTCAGTGCCGAGTAGGCATAGCTCCTTCGCATACTTCACGAGACCATTGTACGCCTTTGCATACATGCCCTTACGATGTGGGCGCCATTTGTCATGCCTATCATGCACGTGTTGTGCCATTGCGATGAAGGCAAGCAATTTTTCATCGTACATGTCCACACCGGGAAGGTACATGCCACCAATCCACCTAACAGGTGTGCCCTCAATGCCCGAATTGTATACATTGTCTGGAATAAGACACCCGACTGCACACATTCGCCCACCTTTGCCCCTGTAAGCACACTTGCCGTCGGAGTTTACCGAAGGTTGAGACATGCCGGCCAAGTGATTCATCACTTTATCGTACACTTCTTTACGTGTCATGAATTGCATGTGAGTCTCCTACTTGTAGCGGTTGAAGGGTCTAGTAATACGTTCACGACCGTTCGGTCCAATCGTAAACGCTGGAACGCCACAAGTGAAGCTTGCGCGCTGGGCTTGTCTTCGTGCGTCATGGTACAGAAGATGCACACCAAGCTCGCGGCCTTCAAAGCACACGCGAAACACTGGACGTTCAGGTTTACTTGCATCGTACGTCACTTCAATACACTTGCTCACTTGGTCACCACTTTCATACGAAGTAGCCAATCAGCCCCCACTGTAATAACTTGTGTGCTCTTGTGGTACACGGCAAAGTTGCCGCTCCTCCGGTACGCGTTAGGGTGCCGGACAATCGTGAGACCCGAGCGTGTGCGGTAGTGTCCAGGCATACCACGTAGTACAGGTCCAGTGTCACTGGAATCCACCCTGACTGGAATGCGAGAGTTTTTGTCCAGGCCAATTGCCTGTCGGACAATGTGCAGAACAGAGCGCTTACGACTCACTTATCACCACCTTTCGTGATTCCCAGCTCACGTTCAATGATGCTGAACACGCGTTCTGTTTGCGCTCCAGACAAGAATTGTGCCAGGCTAGCTTTCGTGCCAAGCTCGCGAGTGATACCGTTTGCCAGGTTCCAGGCCGACGGTAGGGTGTTGTAGTTGTTTGTGGCAGAAGGTGTGAACACGTCATCAATAATCCGGTCAATGCCGGAACGATCGCCTTTCTCGCGTTCGCGCTTTGCGTACGATGGGAGACATTCGCGGATAAGTCGTGACATGGTGAGTGGGCCGACTTCAGTCTCTGCCAACCTGTCCAAACGTGCGCTAAGCGCGGCGATGTAGCCCGCGCTCTTACCCATGGCCGTTTTCCAATTCTCAGCGTCGCGTGCAACGTGGCTGAATGAGCCGCTGAATTCCGTCTCACCCTTCCCGAGGCCAGGAAGTTGGTTAGCGCAACACACACGTAGGGCAGTGTACGCAAAGCCAAAAGCACTCTTACCGTCAAAGGAGTTATGTAGGAGGATGTAGGGCTGAATCGTATCCTTTGGATTATTGGCCACACTGATGACCGAAGGTAGACGAAGCAAGATATATGCCTTCTCTCCCCCACGTACGGTGAACGCGCGCTCTACCGTAAGACCTCCGTTGGTTGCGAGTGACTCCGCGACTTCAACCATGTCCGCGTTCTGAACGAGGTTGTAGTGCTTTGCACGAACCATGCCAAGCGTGCACGTATCTACGTCTTTCCAGGAATCTCGCACGATTGCGCGAAACTTTTCACATCTGTAACCAAGGCCTGACATGCTTGCGTAGCAGTAAACCTTACGAAGGCTTACACTGTACTTCACCGCATCCAAAGAACCGTCATGCACCCCAAGAACAGATTGTTTGATTAGTTGTTCAGACATGTCACACTTCCTTCATCGGTGTAGGAACTTACCTACATACACCACGGCGCTGCGTACACTGGAATACACGGAGCCCGTGGTGTTTCGGGATTAGCGAATTACGTTCAGGCGTTTCAGCTTCTTTTTGCCGCTGCCATGTGCACTGAACGCGATAGCAGCGTTACGGTTGTACAGTGCGGTATCATCCCAGCAAAGCCTACACTCTGCGCATGTGCGGTCCGATGTTTGGGCGGGGCAGGGAATGACTCGGATGCCTTCAGTTGTTGTCCAGGCTCGTTTACCGTTAGGGAATTCCGAAACAACAACAGCGCCCGCATATCCTGAGATTACAGCTGTATACAACTGCTCTTCCGTCTCACATGATGCGAGAACGCTTACGCCGCCCCACATGTGCCTACGGACTTCCCTCCATGCGTGTGTGTATGTCCAGACCGGACCTTTCCACACATCGCGCACTGCATCTGACAGAATCTTAGTTCCGGTGCTGGTTGTAGAGTCACCTGCTACATGTAGGCGCATTGGTTGGCTTGAGTAACCCATGCTCGCGGCCACTCGCAGTTCTGCCGCCTCTTCTGCCGCACAATCTATTGCCGTGTTGCTTGCGCTACGCTGCTCCCTAACGCGGTTATGAATGGCGACGTTACCAGCCTGCGCGTAGCACCCATTGTTGCGTAGCGGACATGCTTCGGGGCATGTTTGGCTAATGGGAGCGTATGTAGCACACACTCCCACGCCTAGCTTTCCGTTCTGAGAATCAGCCACAAAGTAGCCAAAGGTGGCACGGCGAGTCACGCTCGCACCGTGTCCGGAATGGGGCCGTCAACCACAAACCCCAGTGATTGCAGCGTTGCCACAATGTCGTGTGTGGGATCTACAGCCACAGTGTGTGCGGAGCCGAAACGTTGGCCGCGTACCGTCACGTATTGCCACTGTCTTGGGTCGGTCTGTCGCACGTCAACGATGACAAAGGATTCATCAGTCGTACAGTTGTCACATACACATACACGATCGTTCATTGTACGTACCTCGTAAGGGTCCCAAGGAACCCGGCGTCAATCTGCACAATCTGGCCGTAGACAGGGTGGCACCACACGGTGATACCGTCAGGGCTGTAGCTAGGAGTAAACCTAGCAGAACGCAGCCTAGCGCGAGCAATAGCACTGGCGGCTTCCGGGCTAGCTGCGTCACGGTTGGCCTCAGTAACATCCGACTGCTCTACCCATGCTTGCCTTGCCGCTTCACCGATTGCGTCACTCATGCAAAGAGAAGATGCACAAGAGGTGCCAACTTTTGGCATTCGTAACTACTCGGAATCACGTGGACGAATTATGGCCATATGACACGAATGTCGCGCTTACCATGACACGAATGTCGTAGCGTCTTGTTTTCAGCGG